GTGGCTCTATAGTTGTGTCCCAGACAATTTCCTGGCCTGGGTTAGTCGATTCCAAAAACGTTTTCTGCTCCTCAGTCCGAACTCGAATTGGCGCAGGGCTTGTCTTAGAGTCGTTAACCCTTGCCATTTCAAGAGATGATGCTCGCTTTCCCTTAGCAGAAAGTCCGAGGTTGGCGAGACAACGCCCGATGCTGCTCGTCTCACAATTCTCGTACCAGAAAGAAGCATCCACACCGCGGTCTTTACGAGCACCACGCGCAAAGCCAGTAGCGGAAGGCTGAGTATCAGCATAAGTTCTATAGGCGATAGCCTTAAAAACCACAATCCCTTTTTCTTCATCGTTTAATACCTGCTCTGTAATAATGGCTCCATCTGGATACTCTTGATAAAACTTATGAATTCTGGAGTCCACGTCTTCATAGTCGTTAAGGTTGAACATCTAAGTAATACTTCCCTTCTGCATAGTCGAGCTGTTCTTTGAATGTCCACATAGACCCATCGTGCCAGGTCTGACATTCTTTAGCGCAGCTGAAACAATAATGTCGGTTAATGACCTTACCGTGACGCTCTGACCTTATGGACCACACGGCCTGTTCTTGTCCACGAATGTCGTTTACGCCCCATCTCATACGGCAATAATCGCACCATGTACCGCGTGGCGTTCTAGTTATTGACACGGAAACGGTCCCAGTCGCCGATGACACTTTCCCCTGCCAACGCTGCGTATGAGACCAGGTCCACGAATGAGTCACGGTTAGGAGTTTCCACGATTCGGGAGATTTTGACCAGAGCCATACAGAGACACACGTCCAGCGGGTCGATTTCCCTACCGAAGTAACTTGCCCAGAGGTCCGCAATTCTTCTAATGTTAACGGCTGGATGGCCATAGTCGAGACCGCGCTCATCAAGCGTCGCTGCCGCTTCTTCCAGTAACGTTTTTGCGGTAAATCCATTTTGCTCTGTTGTATCCATGTGAATAGCCCCTAACGTAGTATTTTTCTTTGACATGTTCTATAGCTGCATAAATACCTAGACCTATAACAAATAGAGCTAGGCAGACGGTAGTTATCTGTTCTGGTGTTAGATTGTGCTTCATGTTGCCCCTTTCGTTAAGACGAAATGTACGGGCATCAGCCGACTTTTACACCTGGCGTGTCGGCATGTCGTATAACGATTTGATAACGGTCTAGTCGTACCGCTTGCCTTCGACTACAAATGAGCCTGACTTGTCAATAGGAATTGTGACTGGCGTCACACCTTTACGGTCTACATATAAAATGCCGAAACCTGATTGCCAGTTCATTGTGCCACGCGTGTAGTGCGCCTTGCTCACGTCCATTAAATGCCCTACCTCAAAACCCGTCAGAATACCCGTTAAAACGCCCCCAGAGGCCGTTGAGAAGGACGAAATACCCTGCCTGTGAGTGTGACCACACACCACCGACTTACCATGCCTCTTAGCGGCTTCTAGGGCCGTTAAACCCCCATGTGGCTTGGTGCTCTGCTCGTCCCCGTGGACCATAATCCAGTTAGGGGTAATCTCATACGGCTTACGATGGAATTTAATGCCTAGTTCCTTGAACCCCATGAAATTCTCGTATTCGAGTTCGGGTAGGCCGATTAGGCCTGGGAGCCTAGATGCTAAAGATTTGTAAAGTCTGTCTGTGTGATTACTTCGGACGATGTGGGTAATTTGTAAATCGTGGAGAACTTGCTGGCAAGTATCTCTATCACGTCCAATAGTTCCCGACCACTCGTCCCGCCCACTAGACCAACGTGAGATGGTCTGGAAATCGAGCTCATCACCAACCGCCAGAACGTCGTCAGGCTTGTAGCGTTTGATGAATTTTGCAACTGCTCTTGTGTGTTTGACATTATGAAACGGTATTTGTAAATCGCTAATAACTACGATTCGCTTAATCGTCTTCTTCCTCGTCTTCATAGGGAGTAAAGTCGGGATTAGGAATAATCCAGTCGGGTATCCTCATGGTGTCTTCGACATACCAGCGAGCATGGTCTTTATCCCACCCAGCGCGTACTAAAGCTTCATACGCTTCAACAACAGCTACAGCCCACACGTCAATAGGCTTCAAAGGTTCTTTCTTGTGGCGTTTAGCTGAGAGCTCCTTAGCGCGCAGTAACGCGGCTTTTTGTGCTTTTGTTTTTCTTGGTGCCACGCGCGCTCCTATCGTTAGTAAGCAATTCTAGAACCATCTCCTCTAGTTTTTCGATGCGCGACACGATGTGACTGCGGTCAATTATTAGAGGTACTTCATGGCGAATAATGTAACGCAGACCACCGATAAGGATGGCTGCTATAGATAGGCACGCTAGAACAAATGCGGCCCAGTCTGTCGGGTTCATCGCCGACCGAACGCGCTATCGTTAGGATTAAGATAGCGAAGGATAACGGGCAGACTCGCGGCCAGAGCGGCATTCACAATTGCATTGGCATCCCAGCCCACGGCTAGGTAGGTCGCTATTCCCGCTGCTAGGAAGCTTCGCGCCCAACTTGCCGCTATCGCTTTTAGTTCTTCCATCTTCGTCTCCTGTCAATATGGGCAGATAGAACATGCTGCCATCGTTATCGCCCAGTTTTGTAAAGCTAATGTGGATATGTTTTTTGTGTGGGTTTATTCCTTTGTATTTTCTCCATCGGTAGTTCCCCACCCAGGATGCAATTCGCTCATTGAAGATAATGTAAGAAATTCGCTTATCAGTTCTGGCAAGTAGTCGTAACTGATTAGCAAGGTCGAATGCCGCGGATTTGTCGGATTTGAGGTCAGAGTCAACGTCGAGGGCACGTACAATCTGTTCTGGACCCATAGGATTATGGTCAGACTGAGGACTATGTGCCTTATGGCCAGCGGACGCTTTCCATCCATCCGAAGCTCTATCTCTACTGGGGAACGCATCGTCAATCTGCTCGCGTAACTGTTGCCCCGCTTTACACAGTTTAGGCATCTAATTCCTTTGCTGGAACAATCCATAAACATTTTTCTTCATCGAAACCAATTGCATCGACAGGCTTTGGCGCAATAAAAGCATCTTTAGTTTCATCATAACTGAAACCAACACCTGCATAATTTTTGCGAATATTCCCGTTGTACGAAGTTCTTACGCATTTTTGTCCTCTAAAATTTCCATACCAAGTTTCAGGGTCTAAACCTTCAATCAGTTCTGTTTCATCTATTCCAACAATGACTTCAGTAACAGTATTGTTGTCGTCTAAAAATGCGTAATGTGCCATTACCAACTCACCGTTCCTGTTCCTGCGGTAAATGTGTAAATTTTATTGCCACCACTTGTTGTTGATGTATAAGTTAAACCTGCCCCAACCGTTAAATCTTTTTTCGTTGAATCATAGGCAATAACAACTATACCTGAACCACCATTACCACCTGTTTTACCGCCTTGATTGGTGTTCCCTGCGCCACCACCGCCACCGCCAGTGTTCACTGTGCCAGAATTACCGTTTTGATTATGGGTTCCACCTGCGCCGCCGCCGCCAGTGCCGCCTGCGCCTGCAGTTCCAGTATTAGCACCACCGCCACCACCGCCGCCTCTTGTAACGGCTGAGCCAGTTATTGAAGATGACTTGCCTGCTCCGCCTGGCGTTCCATCATTTGAAACACCTTTTGCAACTGCAGCAGCATTAGCACCGCCACCACCGCCACCGCCATTATTATTGCCGTTATTACTTCCATTAAAACCTTCTACTGGACTAAAACCGCCCTCGTTACCTGTTCCAAAATCGCCTTCGTTTTGTGATACACCACCACCAGAGCCACCATTACCGCCAGTAGAACCTTCTTTTGCTCCGAGTCCGCCGCCAGTAGAAGTTATTGTTGAAAATACCGAGTTAGAACCTTTAGTTCCATCGCCATCAACAACGCCAGAACCACCAGCACCAACGGTAACTGTGTAATTAGTTCCACCTGTTACAGAAAAACCGCTTGCAGTTCTATAACCACCAGCACCACCACCACCAGCACCAGCATAGTTAAGTGGAGAACCACCGCCACCGCCACCACCAGCCACAAGTAAATACTCAACGGTAGAAGGTGCAACAACACCTAATTTACTTGAAGCAATAATCCCGATTAAACTCATTAGGCAATATCTCCAACAACTAAAAACGTATTTGATGCTGTGCAGATAATACTTGCTGCGCTGTGTTGCGCGCGTAGTTTAGGTGCGCTAGCTGTTGCACCTGTGCTAGTTATTGTTACGCCTGCGCCTTGCGCTAGGGTTACTTGACCTGCGCCTATCTGCGCTATGTTTATTACATCACCTGCGCTAAAAACGCTAGGCGGTACTGTTAAAGTAATTGGGCTTGCATTGTTAAGTGTTACTAGCTGATTAAGGTTGCCTGCTACCAAAGTGTAAGTTGTGCCTGTTTCTGCATCAAACTCTAGCTTTAATCTTAGGGTTGCTGTACCGCTTGTAACGCCACCTGATAAACCTGAATCTGTGCCAGTTGTAATTCCAGTAATATCACCGCTTGACCCAATAGATACCCAGTTTGAACCATCATAGACTTCAACAGCATTAGTATCTTGTAGGTAACTGACCATGCCTTCAGCCAATACTCCGCTTAGTGCGCTTGTGCGAGCAACTGAGCTGGCAAACACCATGACGGTTTGCTCGTTGAGATACGTATTGACGTCCGCTGCCGTCAAAACCGTACCTGTCTGAAATAACTTGTAACCTGCGCCTGCCATGTGTCTCCTTAGTAGCTTAAGACGTCCTCGCCTAGTATACCGTTTACCGTGCTATTTAACACGAAGCCAGCTAACAAAGGCTCAGAAGTGAATAGGGTCGTATTCCAGCTTGATTTAGTAATGTTGTGATGGATGGCGTTGACCAGGCTGGGCTGGGTAACGCTCGTCGAGCCTGGCATGGTTTTGGTAACCGTGATGCCGTCGAGTAGGTCAATGTCTACCCCAGCTAAAGGCTTATTAGGGTTGGTATCATCGTAAAGATTAAGCTGGATGCTATCTATACGAACTTCTGGGTCCTTGCGTGTAGCCAAAATGCCTCTAGCTTGATTGAGAGCTTCTGCGTCTGTCTGGACCAAAATACCGTCACGGATGCCAGAATGCAGGAAGTAAGTATCTATCGAGGTCTGGTCGAATGCGTTTTGTGCCGTGCCACCCGCACGGGTAACTGTAACGTCGTTAATGAGGTTGGTATCGTCGAAGGCTACAACTGCATTTGTGTATGAGATATTCGTGCCAGTATCGCTAAAGGTGTAGATAGAAGTAGCTGGTCGTGAGATGAGCGTGTTGCGGTCAATGAAATTAACCTTAGACTCACCGTCTATAAAGATGCCGCCGAACTCGCTATTTTCGACCGTTTGTAATGCCTCTAGAACGTTCCTAGAGGTGCCTGGGTCCGCTTGTAGCGTACTTTCCCCAGTATCTATGTTTCGAAGGCTTACAGGCCAATCTACGGCGTTTAGAAGGGCATCTACGCGGGCACCTGAGAGCTGACCTGCTGGAGCACCTGCGACCGTGCTAATAGCCGAACCTGCGAGCAGTTTGAATGCGTCCACGCATTTCAAATTCACCGTACTGAGGTTTTCATTTCCTTGCCTAAAGCCTGTGTCGTAATCTGTGATGTAGCCAGAGAATAGATAATAATCTTCGCCTAGATAGGTAGCATAAATAATAATCTGGCGAAGCGGCAATAAATTCGGGTAATAAGCCCCAGCT